GAAAGTAAGAAAGACCACGGTTTACCATAAAGGCGTTGTAGTCTTTCTCATTCTCCAGTATATCTTTCTTACTGTTTGATATTGATTTAATTAATTCAAATGGATTCATAATATTATTATATCACAGTTTTTGGTATTGTACATACCTAAACCTCAGACACAAACTCCGTTGTCATTGGGAAAATCTTAGCAATCTCAACTGCAATAGCGCGGGCTAAGTCCATGTGTTCTAGTTGTGTACCATGGCCAGATCGGAGTTCAATGTAATGTATCCATGATCTTAACGTTGCATTAGCAAACAACCGTGAGATTGTATTACCTTCAGGCATCACACATCGTGCTTGCTCCTTAGCAATACCATTAGCAATTGCCCATCTATATGAAGCTGATGCCGCATCAATTACAGTCTTCTGTTTTTGAATCCATCGTTGTTGTAAACGTTCATCATCTACTTCAACAGAGTTTTGGCGGTTACTAGTATCTTGCAATCGAGCTTCTCTTAAAACAAATGGATACCCCATGTCATTTGGATCAGCATATCTTTGGCTAAACTCTTGAAATGACATTGAACGATGTCTAAGCAATTGCCGTGCAATATCACGGGTTGTTTCAATGCCTAGAGTACAACTCACCATCTCAAGTGGTGACCAATGTTTGTGCTTAACTAAATACCGTATAAGCTTATCGGCCGTGGCAGTATTCATTTCGTTCGCTGGATTAGATACACGTGCACAGTAACTAATTAGATCTTGTGCATTCTCAATACCAGCTTCTGACAATTCTTCTGATGGCTGAGGCTTTACTACTGTCCATACTTTCATAGTATTCTCACGATGCTGTGTAGTTAGTCTTAACGTATTTTAAATTAGCTAGAACGAATGATCTCCATCCTTGTGCTTCAATATCAAATACTCGCATATATTCCTGTTGCTCTGATTCAATAGAACCTAAGAATTGGCCACCAGTTGCTTTGGGGTCAACACCTAAGTCACCCTTTGGCATCATGGCTTCAGGAATAAGATCGGGGTGAAGAGTACATCTCATTACACGTTCAGTACCATCTTTCTTTTCGAACATAATTTCGATTTCACCATCAAATAAAAACTCTCGCAAGTCTTTTGCAATATTAGGTCCTTTAATATTTTTCATTTCACATACCCAACTAGAATCATTCATTATTTGCATTGGGATCTTCCTCCATTAAGAATTGATTAATAAGCGTTAACAACTTTGTAAACTTTTCCAATTGATAAACAACATTGACCATAGCTAATGCTATAATAATTGTTGCGTAATTCGCTAGTTCTTCCACCGCAACTACTCCTATTTAAATTTAATTTGTGACATGATTTCAGTCATGCATGCCACCACGTTCAGTTCATGATCAGCCACAAAGCTATCCTTATAAGAATAGTCTGCTAGTATAAGAACCAATTGAGGTATACTCGAAGGTTCAACATACGTCAGCATGTTATCATAAACCATTCTAAATAACTTTGCGGATTCTACATCAATATTGTTTGTTACCCACTTACGCATATCTTTAAAGTTTTTAGATTTAAGATCACCCATCAATCCCTTCACGCTTGACTCAGAAAGAGTAACAAGAACTCCGGTATCGATATGACCACTCATACCATATCGCTGACATTCATTTATAACACGACGCCAGTCTGGTATGTATTTCATAATGAGTTCTGCAATAACTGCATTGTCATATGTAATGTTTTCGGAATCAAGAATGAATTGAAGCCTAGCCATGAATTGCTCTGCTATCAATGCCTTATTCCCTAAGTTGAATTCATATATAGAACATCTCGAATGGAGAGGCTCAATAATACGATTCTTGAAATTGCATGTAAGTATAAATCTACAGTTAGAGGAGAACTCCTCGATAAACCCACGTAATGCAGGTTGAGTAGATTGCGGGTTTAGATAATCAGCTTCATCTAGGATGACAACTTTCTGTCCGCCTTGGAGTGATACGGTACTTGCAAACTGTTTGATTTTTCCACGAAGGGTATCAATGTTGCCATCTTCAGAGCCATTGACTAAGATATAATCTAAGCCTAACTCATTACATAACGCCCTGGCAACAGTAGTCTTACCTGTGCCAGCTGAACCTGTAAACATCATGTTAGGAAGTTCACCCTTCAAGACAATACTTTTAAAGGTATTTTTAAGGTCTTTAGGGAGAACACAATCTGCAATAGTTTGTGGACGATACTTTTCTACGAATAAGAATTCTTTCACTTGCACCTCATAATATAATTAAGCATGGTACCATTATACCATGCTTTTGTAAAAAGTACATACTATTATATATAATAATTACTTTACGATAGATTCGTATAAATCTTCGATTTCTTCTTTTTGCTGTTGGAACGTAGCGAAGTTTTGCTTGTGGTAGATCTTAGCCAAAGCATTGACATGCTTCTTATCAATATCTACCTTATCAATTAAGGCTTCAGCAGCTTCTTTTTGAAACTCTTTCTCTGCGTCTACGCGAGCCATAGAGTTTGACATTTCTTTGATACAATCAAATACTTTAGTACGATCAAGTTGGTTACTCAGCATCGGTGTTACCTTGGTCAGTAGCTTCGTCAGCAGGTGGAGTTTGTGCAGCTTTAGCTGCTTCAGTAAATGCCGCTAAGCGATTACGTACTGCTCCAACATCTGCTAATTCACCACCTTCAAATGCTCCACGTTTAGTTACAATATCAATAATTGATACACATGCAGAAATATCGTTTAAGCTTAGTCCAGGGTTTTCTACTGGCGGTGCTACTTCTTCAGTCAAAGTAGGTTCGGTTTTATCTTCTTTCATATTAATCCTTATAGGTTGTGGTTTTATCAAGGGCTACCCAGTAATCTGTGTTGCCGGCGTTAATCAGTGCGACCTGCTTTTTGTCAATGCCAAAGACATATTCTGGAGCAGCTTTAAATTTAAAATTATTTATATCAAAAACAAATTCAAATTCAGCACTAGTATTAATATCGCAATTAGCGACTTTCATTTTAAATTGATTCGAGGTTGGATTTTGTTTATCCAGGATGACACACTCAATAGACTCGTCAACCTTACGGATACTTAAGTTACTGGTTTTAAGAGTAGCGGAAGCTTTGCGCAGTTGGTTTAATTCATCATTGGTTAGTGTGAATTTTAGATCATTACAATCTAAGTTAATATCATTAGTTGGTACTGTTAGGATATCGATCTCAGAGAAGTAATACTTAAACGAAGTAACACCATCACTAATGTTAACAAACTTCTTGTCTACATCAAATTGCAAATTAGGATCAGTGAACATATTAAGACAAGCTAGGAATTCACCTAAGTCATAAATACCAAATTCATACGGCCAAGCGTTTGGTGCTTCAGGTTCAATATTAGCCTTTGCCATTAGAGTCTTAGAGACAGACATGGTACGAATCATTCCACCAGCTTCTCCGATTGCGATATTACTATTGATCGATTGGAAGTTATTCAATACATCTTTTATTTCATTACTAAGTTTCATTGCTAGACTCCTTTAAGTCATGTTCATTAATTGCCAATAGTGTGTAGTGCATAATCTTCATCAGATCTTGTCTATTCGCTCCGTCTTTCTTACCATATCTTGATGCGTATTTTAATACATTACCAAGACAAAAATCTAAACCTAACCCTGAGGCAGATATTAGATCCATGATTTGCACACCGTTTGCAGAAGAATAATGTTTAGAGTAAGTACTCTCGACATATTCGAATAGCTCGTGGATGTTGTTTTCTTCGTTAAATTTCATTTAAGTCCCTTTTTTAATATATGTATACATTATATCACACAAAGCTTGTAAGTACATACCTTTAAACTAAAATAGTTTTGCTTCATATCCTATAGTTGCTCCCCAATTATCTATTTCATATGATGGACTTAAATACCAACCATTTTTAATTACTCTAATTAGAGGAAGAATGGGGTATCTGGAGTATCCACTCACTAATCCCAGTTCTACAATTCCAAGCTTCTTGCCATAGTAATAGCTGATTTCAGATTCACTATTTAAATAAACCCCCGCAATACTAGACACAAACATAGTTTTTTCGACCTCACACCTGAGATGTGGGTGTGTATTGTTATAATCTCCAGACAAACCTGTGTGGATTGACACTGCTAACAGTAATGATAGACAACTCATGCCGCCACCGCATCAGTGATACGTGCGACTAACTGCTTGTTGCCTTTCTTAGTCTTATTGAACTTCTTGAATTCACGTTTAAGATCACTAATAGTATCAGCTTTCTTAGGAGTAAATTCATCGCTGTCAAACCTTGCACTCCGGTTAATCTTAATTATGAAATAGTTATCATAACCTTTTTCTTTTTTCCACTCAGAGAAACCTTGTTTTCTCCAAGTTTGTATGAGGTCTGGAAATTCTATTTTCTCTTCAATGCCAGTATATCCTTGACCGAAGGTTGATGCATTAGTAGCAAGATGGAAACCCATAATAGTTGCACCAGTTAATTCTTTAAGGCGTAACAACATTGCAACATAAATATTTCGTGCGTTCGTACCTTTAACAAGTTTACCCTCAAAGTTGATACATTTATTATTCCTATGAGTTGCAAGATCAGCTTTAGGATCTGGAGTCATAGAAACACTATCAGGCATACCGTCAGTTAAAAACATAATGTTTGTATTTTGAATTGCATGCCTTCTTGTGAATGCTTTAGTTATTTTAGATGCTGCATAACAAGTTTGAATTAAAGGAGTTGAACCCATTTGATCAATTGAATGCAGATCACCATACAAATAATAAGAGCGAGTGCGTGATGAACTGTGCACCTTACCCATAGCAAATGCTACATAACATGCTTCATCAAAAGTTTTCTTATTCATTTGTGAAGAGAATATCTCAACCACTTTACTACAGTCAGAATCTATTTCAGTAGGAGCAAGATCGTGAACTGTATCTATTCCCTTATTAAGTGCTCTCCAATACGCGGTAGTAGTAAATGAATAAGCTTCAAATGGTATACCGACTTGACGACAGAACATAGCGATCGTGATTGTTTGAGCCATAACATCTTCAATGATCTCACCCATAGAACCAGACAAATCAACAAACATTACAATTCCGTGTGACTTTGCTTGAGCTAACTTAGTAGTAGAAAGAAAGATATCTTCAGAATATTTGTATGAATGCATTTTTAAAGGATCAAGCTTGCCAGACTTAGAAGTCGTAGCACGTGAATATTCAAAAGCAGCCTTCTTACGTTCAAAGTCTTTCGCAATAAGATTTGCTTGACTTTTATAAGTTGACTTATTGCTATTCCAATCTTTTTTGCACTCCGAAGAAAGATAAGGAGAGTGTGATTTATCACGCGAGTCCATATCATCAACGTATTCAGCACGCATAGCTTCAGCTTGTTTATAAGAATAAACCATATTCTTAATATTTAAATCTGAAATACCACATGAGAATTTTGATTGCACTTGATCTGAATTGTTCCAATCATTGCTAGGCTTAGTTTCTAAAAGCTCGTCTTCGTTATTTCTAAAAGAATCTTCAGTCCACGTTTCATGAGCATCGCTTTTTTCTTCAGAAGGAACACTATCTCCTTCGCCTGAACCTTCTTGTGATTCACCTTCATCATTAGAAGGATTTGATTCTGGATTAGTAGTTTCACCACCTTCTTCAGAATCTTCTTCACGAGAACCGTTAGAAGGAGGAGAGGCAGGAGATTCTGTATTAGGATCTTCTTCACCAGTAGGTCCAATAGGCATTTGATCTTCTTGCTCATCTTCCTTTTTTGATTCAATAAAGTCAAATAGTTTTTTACAAACGGCGACAACATCATCCCACGTTTCAACAGACATAGCTTCTTTAATCAATGGAGATTCATCATCAGAGAAGTCAACAGAAACATATCCACGACTTTTAGAAGACACATTAAGTCTATCCATAAGTCCAGCTTCATTAATATCTCTGTCGTCAGTGCCAAATAGATTATCATCAAATAATCTTTTATATCCAGACTTAAACCGACGAACGATTCCAGGATATGACGTTTGGATTAAACGTTCAATGCGAATGTCTTCAACGATATTTAAATATGCCTTAGGAATTTTATCGAATTCTTTATCAGAATTATGCCATCCGTCAGCAGGAGTAAACAGTGCATGACCAACTTCATGTCCAACTAGAAGGTCATACACATCTTTTCCTTTATCTGCCCATAGAGGCAAACGCAAGACGCGGTTGATAACATCAAAACTCGCTGTGGAATAATTACCGTGTTGAACAGTAAGATTTTCCTTTGCTAATAACTTAGCTAAATATTCTTGAGCAGATAAATTCATATTAGTTTCCTTTTTTATTTAACAGTACCATTATACCATATTTGCACACCTTTGTACATACCTTTTTATATCGTTTTGTTATAAGCTTATACATCATCATCGCTGTATAAATCTTCTTCTACAATCTCTTCAGGACCATTAATAGTAGCATCAACTTTCTCATAAAGATCTATAAAAGCAGCTTTAGTATCTTCGTCAAAACGATTCACACAAAGGGCAATTGCCTTGTCACGCTTTCCAAAGATTGAATAAGTCTGAACGATATGACATAGACGACGAGTTGAAATAACCTCATCAATACCTTCGTCATAAAATGTTTTACGAATTGCATCCGCCCATCCAACAAGTAGAGTGGCAAATTCTAAGTCAACATTTTCATATTTTTGCATGTGCTTAATAACGATTTTTTCTTCGGTAGCAACACCTGGAAAAGTCTGTTCAAGAGTAATAGTAAACCTCTCTAGGAAAGCATCATCGATAACAGATGCACCAGAATAACGTCCATCTTCTGAACCTTTACCCTTAGTGTTAGCAGTAGCAATTATGTTGAAACCTTCTTTAGGCTCAACAACTTCACCAGTCTTTTTGATTAGAACTGGCTTACCTTCAAGAACTCCTTGAAGACACATGATTTTGTTTGTTCCACGATCAATTTCGTCGATCATTAAGACCGCGCCAGCTTCCATAGCTTTAATGACTGGGCCTTTCTGAAACACAGTTTCACCTTTGATTAAACGAAAACCACCGATTAGATCATCTTCGTCAGTCTCAGGAGAGATCTGAACACGAACATATTCGCGATTAAGTTTTGCACATGCTTGTTCAATCTGAAACGTCTTACCGTTACCAGACAAGCCAGAAACAAATGTAGGATAGAACATACCAGACTTAAGAACTTTTACGATCTCAGAAAAGTTTCCCCATGGAACAAAAGTCTCATCATAAGATGGAACGAAAACTTCATCATTAGAAACTGACGCAACTCCTTTTATCATTTCAGGTTTTGATTTTTTAGGTAGTGATGATTTTGGCATCATTGACTCCAAGTTGTATACGCCACGCTTTACCGTAGGGCAATTGTGTGTGTAACGTATGTTTACATAAGCTGCTCTAGGATTTTCACCGATAGACTCAGCAGCAGATTTTATCATGGCAGCTGAGAATTCAGTAGTTCCAGGATGGTTATTCATTAATTGTTCGATCACTTTATTCATAATATATTCCTTTTTTAATTGATTATGGTACCATTATATCATAGTTTGACCCGCGTGTGTGGAAACTTATGGGTCCAGACGCGGCGAGTTGGTGTACCAGAGAATGTGTTTGGTGGGTTGATTTTGCGGGGTGCGGTAGCCCGCTGTGTAATACTGAAGTTAAAGTTTTCTTTAACATAGAACCATTATACAAGTTCATCAAACAATTTAGCTTGTTTTGATTCATCAATAAATGCTTGGTCTATGCGTTCGCCCATAGTAAGAGATTTGCGTTTAGTCTTTGCTGCTATGCGTTCTTGCTTAGCTAAACTCTTTGACCATAAGACTTGTGCACGACGACTTTCTGGTACTGCTGATACCCATATAATAGCTTTTGCGAATGGATGACTTTCAGTCTCCTCAACTAGTGACCAGAAAGATTCCCAGAATTTTTCATCAGCACGGACGTTCATTAAAAGAAAAGTTGAATGACCGATTGCTTGCCAGTCAACGACAAGATTAGGGACAGTGCCGGTATAGCAGCTGCGGTCTTCACAAGCTTTTGAAAAGGCTTCACTTAAATTCATAATATATTCTCGCTTTGTTTTATTAACTTATGGTACCATTATACCATAGTTGTTGGTATAAGTACACAGTTAATTTAGCTTTTTTATATCATTTTGGAATAAGCTTATAACGTTAGATATGTACACAGCTTGTACACATATTGTTAGACATGTACACATTTATTTGATATATAAATGTATATCATTACATGACGATGATATATAAATGTATATCATACATCTCTATTTAATCCCATAAGTTTTGATAGTATTTGCCGAAGAGTTTAAACCCTTCCTGCATCTTCTTTTGATTACCAGTGTCGAACATATCTCCATCACGGACTTTATGTTCAAATGCGTATATCATTTTATCCATAATGTCATTCCACTTAGCTTCAGTTAAAGTTCCAGGATAACCATGATTAGTTTCCTTAAGCTGTTTAAGCATAGGAAGGATGATATGAGCTAAGGAATGATCCATGCTCCAAGTGTCCCACTTGTCTATTTTAACTTTGATAGACTGTTGTGGGCTGTAATCAAACCAGCGATGAAGCCAGTTGTGATAGAATCTATGTGTCGGATAATTTCCAATTTTAACTTTCATAATGTTTTCTTTTCCAGTCACTTTCTAGAGCAATTTCTAGCCATTCAGCTTCTAATTTTTCGTTCTCTTTACGCAGCTTTATGCCACAATCACTACAGAGTGTAGAGGACATAGTATTAGCGTGTATGACATGGCATTCTCTGCATGGCATATGAATTCTAGTTACTCTCATGATTTCATATCCCTTAAGACTACTTTAAGTGTACGACCGTCGTCTTGATATAACAACTCA